GGCCCTGGAGGCGTCCGAAGCCGCGCTCAAGGCGTCGGAGGCGCGGGTGGAGTCGGCGTATCGAGACGGCTGGGAAGACTCCGAGAGAGCAGAGTGCTTCGATCGCGTCGAGGACTACCTCACGGCCTACCTCGCCGCCCTCAGCCCCGAGGAGGGTGGGTGATGGAGTACGGACACGACTACAGCGTCACCATCAACTGTGATCTGGGGATCCTCCAGGGGGACTGCACAGTGAGGCTCTACCACGGACCGGAGCCTACACCCGAAGACCGGTAGCCTCCTGGAGGGCGTCCTCGACGTCACGAGCCAGGAGCACCTCACCACGGAATGCGCACCGACCTCGCTCGATGCTGACCAGCTCGTGGTCGAGCAGGGCCGCGTCGGCGTACTTCGTGGTGACCAGGACACCCTGCTGCCAGTCGGGGCGGGGACTCGCGCCCGGGGTATCCCCGGTGACACTGCACAGGCAACCAGGCGTCAGGGCGTCCACAACCCGGGGCCCCAGGGGCCCGTGGATCGTCTTTTGAGCCCTCTCCAGTCTGTGGATGTGCCCAAAGGCCTCGGAGGCCACAGCACCCGGCAGGACGGACGCTACGGTCTGACCACCCTTCGGCCTCACCTTGGTGCCGTGGTGGTATCGCATCTGGCCGTCGAACAACCAGAGTTCCCCTTCGGGGTACGGACCCACGTCCTCGACACCCAGCTTGTCGAAGTGCATCAGGCGCCCGAGGTTGAGAGCCTTGTTGCCGTCCTCGACGTCCGCGAGGGTTTCGAGGATGGGTGCACGCTCGCGCAGAAGGCGCACCAGTCGGCCCTCGTGGTTGCCGTTCAGCCAGTAGATATGAGCGTTCGGACATGCCTGGCGGAAGGCCTTGAGCCACCAGGTGCACTCGATGAGGGCGCTCTGCGTGGTGTCCCAGAGACCAGGGGCGCGAGGAAACTTGGTGCTCAGTTCGGCGAGGTCGAGGTTGTCGCCGGGCCAGATGACGTAGTCCGGCTGTAGATTCTCGCAGACCTGGAGCGCGAGGTCCATCGCCTTGCGGTCGTGGGTTGGGAGGAGCTGCTGGTGCATGTCGCTCCAACGATGGCCGATTTGGGGGTCCCCCAGGAAGACCGCCACTTCCCTCGTGGTATCAAGGGGCTGCGCGGGAAGCGTTCTGACATCGACCATCACGTCCGGCACGCGGAGCAGCGCACTCGCGATGGGCTCCAGGTCGACCTTCACCTGCCAGTTCACCACCACGCGGGGCTCGCCGTCATTGCCCTTCAGGGTGGTCGTCCATCTGTTGGACTTCGCGTGCACCACCCGCCACTTCTCCAGGTCGATGCCCGCGACCTCGCACATCTCTTCGGGGTTGGTGACCAGGCCGCTGCGGGAGGTGTCATCGAGGCCGCCGTAGGTGACATGCAGGCCCTCGCCGTCCTGGTCGACCGAGGGGTTGAGGTCCTGGGGGGTCACCGCCTCACGCACTAGGGCGGCCCAGGCCCGCTTGTGGCCCTCGGTGACCCGGGTGACGGTGGTGTAGATGCCCTCCCGCAGGAGGGCGGCGGCGATGGCAGCGCGGTTGTAGCTGAACCCGAACTGGTCCCGGAGGCCCTGGACGGTGTAGTCCAGGATGTTGTCCTGGCGCTGCGCGTCGGCAACACTGGTCAACCAGGCCGACACGTCGGCTTGACGAGAATCGCTCATCTGTGGCTCCTATCGAGTTCCCAACATGAAGGCCAGCATGGCAGCCCCAAAGAGGGCTGCGCCGGCTCCGGCACCCAGGAAGAACATTCGGACCTTCTCACGGTTGGCGATGGTACCCAGCTCGCCAAGACGCCTGGACTCACTCGCCCAGTGCTTGCCCACCTTGTCGAGGTGGCTCTCCAGGACGACGACCGCCGCCCGGGCTTTCGGGTAGCGCACCAGTGCCTCCTTAGAGGTCACCCACCAGCCGGGGGAGACGACCACGTGCTTGCAGTCCACGATACCCATCGGCGCCGCAGGGTGGGTGTCTTCGGGGAGCAGGGTGGTGGTCCGCAGGGCGGTGATGTCCAGGTCGGGCGACCAGGACTCCCGGAGCCAGCCGCCCTCCTCGAAGACGAAGCGGGGGCAGTCATCAGGCCTGAGCGTCGGTCGGGTCAGTGCCGGTGGGACCTCGGTGAAATCCGGCCGGGGCGGAGGTGCCTTGAGGACGTACTGAAAGGGGGCACAGCCACACAGGAACAGGGCAACAAACAGGGCAACGAGCTTCAAAACGTGACCCGCTCGTCCCTAGCCAGGGCGTCCTGAGCGGCCTGAGCGTCCGCGTGAGCGGCTTCCTCCGCCTCGCGCAGGGCTCGCACCGCCTCGACCGCTTCCGCTGCCTCCTCAGCCGCCTCAGCGCGTGCAGCTTTGATCTCGAAGTACCCGGTGACCGTGGTGACCAGGGCGGTGACGCCGAGGAAGATCCAGTTCATCAGCTCCGGCAGGAAGATGACGACCAGGATGCCGAGGATGAAACCCCCGATGAGCAGCGCGGGCACCAGCCACTTCCGGGGCGGGCTAGCCGGCACCGTGAAGCACCAGGATGTAGAGGAGCGCGATGGTGCCAGCGATGGTGGACACCAGGAAGGAACTCTCCAGGTTCCCGGTACCCGGCGGCTGCTCCGGCGTCCTACTCACGACGGACGCTCGGGCGGGAGGTCTCGCCGTCCACGTACTTCCGCTGCGCGGCGACCATGGCGGCAACGCAGGTGGCGCAGATGCCCGCAATGGCGGTGCTCGCCTCGGGCTCGATGGCGCACATGTTGATGGCGTGCCACACCAGGAAGGCGTTGACCATGCGGCCGGCGACGGTGACGACGAAGCGCTTACTCACAGGTGTCCTCCTTCAGAGCCTCTCGAACCAGGTCACGCACCAGGTCCATGTTGACGTACCGACCCGGGCAGACCGTGCTGGCGTCCTCGTACTCACGGTGCCCGAAGACGGCGGTGTGGTCAAGATCGAATCGCCGGCAGAGATCCACCAGGAGCATGATGAGGGCGTCCCCCATCTCCGCAGGGAGCTTCTCCTCGTGGAAGTTGCCGATGAGGCAGATGCCGACGCTAGTCGTGTTGTCCCCGTAGACGTGGGCGCCTTGGCGGCGCATCGGACGCCCGGGGAAGACGGCCGCTACGGACTCCCAAGGAGCCTGGCGGATGAGCCGGTGGTAGCCGATGTCGGACCAGCCCCGCCCGAGGTGCCAGTTGCGAACCTGCTCGACAGACGTGCTGCGAGAGGCGGCGGCGTGGTGGACGTAGATTCGGCGGATGTCGCGCATGTCACCAGTCTACGCGACCGGTAGCCAGGCGTCTACGGTCGGAGGAGTTCCAGACCTGGCGAGGCGGGGGCTTCCTGCTTCACCGCCGCAGCACTGAACACGGGAGGTGAGCCGTGGTCCGCGTGCCAGTGGTTGGCGATGAGCTGACCGTTCGCAGCCACACCGCGCGCGATGGCTCGCAGGGTGAGGTAGATGGCAGCCATCCACACACCGAAGGCGACAGCTATGGTGGAGCCTCCAAGGAGGATGCCACCTACGTTGTCGAGGAAGAACTGATCCATCAGACCACCTTGAGACGTTGGATGACCACACGGGGGACCACCACGTCGATGGTGTCGGTGTTCGCCGTGGCCTTTTTGACGGTGATACCCACCGCGTCTGCCAGCACCGGCGTTATGCCGGGCTGGACGAGAGCGTCGTCGTCGATCTGGGACCACGTGCCCTCGTCGCCGTTCGGCGGAGCCGCCAGATCACCCCAGTCCGGGAGGGACTCCCCCCGCCCAGCGAGGTACTCCACGAACGGCCCGAGGACGATCGCAGCGAGGATCGTGTACTCCGAGTCGGCGGGGGATGTCGCCGCCGCGTCGTTGGTGCCCCCGGAGAGGCCATCGCGCCGCTGGAGGAACGACTCGGCCGCCGAACCGTTGAACCGGTTGTGGAGGGTGATGTTCGGGTCGCTCGCATCGTCGTCGGCCCACACGGAGAGGCCCCACCGGCTGTTGTTCGGCGGGCGATCCCCTGCGTCATCCACGTTCGAGGAGCCGAGAACCAGCACCCGGATGATGTCCGTCGACAGGTAGTCAGCCATCGCCTCCCCGAAGGGGAGCAGCACGCCGTTCTCCTCCGTCTGGGCCACCGCCGACGAGTTCATCTCCAAGCCGTTGGCGGTGATCATCACCGTGCCCAGCTCGTTGGTCCCCTTCTTCAGCTCCAGGTCGTGGGGGAACTCCGCGTCGGTCTTCGTGCCCTCGGTACCAGGCACGAGATCGAGGTCTGACCCGATAGCGGCGCGGATGGCTACGAAGTCCCAGTCCGCCTCCGTGACCCAGTCGAGAGAGCCCCCAGCCCCGCCGGAGCCTCCTGGTGAGAGAAGGCCCACTAGACCAGCTCCACCACGGCGTCGTGGGTGCCATCGGGAGCGAGGACGCTGTAGGACCAGTCGTCGGAGTCGAACCCGGAGCCGAGGAAGACCTCCTCCCAGGCGGCGGTGTCGGCGATGAGGACCGGCGCCAGGCCCCCGTCGGGGCTCCGCAGCCGGAACCAGAGGTCCACCCGGGACGGCGGCTCGCTGGTCACGTCATCCACGCCCCAGACACGGATGCGGTGTGTCCCCGCGGGGATGCTCTGCTCGGCGGACCAGGTAGCGTCGAGGTCGGTGTGGTTGCGGATGTCGGGCATGGTTTACCTCTTGAGAATGCGGAGACGGCGAATGTGTACGTCGTAGTCGCTGCCTGTGTTGTTGCGCCAGCACATGAACTCAACCCGAGCGCTCGTGACGTCGATGTAGTGGGAGTCCCGGGGTTCATTATCGAAGGAGCCGGTCAGCTCGTCAACCGCCGCGTCCGCGTTCGCCACGTCGCCCGGCACCTTGAACCCGCCCGGCCAGGCGTTCCAGACCGGCTGGCAGGCTGTGAACTGGGCGCAGACCCGGAGTTCGAGATACGGCCAGAGTGCGTCAGCGTCCACGATGTTGGAGTATTTCTCGACGCCGGACTGAGCCCGGAACCACCGACCCCCCTCCTTGGCGCCTGTGTCCTCGTTGAACACCCCGAACCCGCTGGTGCCGTCGCGAACCTGGACACCCGCCACCCAGTCGGAGGTGCCCATGCCGCCAGCGTCGGAAGGGACGAGGAGGACCTGGATGCAGACGTCGTCCGCCTGATCGATGTCGAGGTCCGACAGGTCGAAGCCGACGCAGCCGGTGCCCTCGATCGTGAAGCCGCCGGAGGCCGCCGCGTTGAGCTTCAGCCCCTCGCCCTCTTCAAACTCCGCAGTGTCCAGGTTCCCCGAGTTGGTCACCGAGTAGGTGATGCCGTCCTCGGTGACGGTGGGGGTCACGAGAAAGTCGTGGTCGCCGATCTTCCGCAGATCAACGTCGAGAACCTCGGACCACCCCTTGGTGTTGAGGGGCTGAGGGATCCCGACCGCTGGCCAGACCGCGCTCACGCTAGCTGCCCGCCGGTCGGCTGGACTCGCGCTGTGCAGGGCCGATGATGACGCGGGGGTTGGTGTACGTCACGTCCGCGTGGTCGTTGCTGGGTCCGACGATGTCGAGCACCTGGATGGCGAGCCGCTTGAAGCCGCCCGTGCTCAGGGTGTCGATGTAGCCACCCATGTGGACGTATTTCTCGCCCTGCATGTCGTTGTCCGGTGCGCCGCTCGGCTCCGCGGTCAGGTAGACCTGAAGCCACGGAGAGGTCTCCTCGACCCCGTCGCCGCCACCGCTGTCGCCGTCGAAGGCCTGGTAGTTCACCAGGTCGTCCGACTCCGCGGTGCTCGCCCGGTCGCCCGCGGGGTGGCCCCAGATGGCGATGTTGACGTAGTTCGGGTCCGCCTCGCAGGCGAGGTCCCCAGCACCGGTAGCGGTGAAGGCGGTGACCTCGAAGTCGCTGTCACCCAGGTCGCCGCCGGACTTGCCGCCTGTGACGCGCAGTCGGAAATCGCCCGTGTCGGGGTCCTCCTCGCTGTACGCCAGGAGGTCGTCGTCGAGCGCGGTGGCCTCCAGGGCCGCCTTGAGTCCGTCGGCGATCTCCTCCTTCGTCGCGGAGGCGTCGGAGATGTACTGGAAGGCCACAGCACCGCTGCCCACGTCGATGTCGATGTCGTAGGTGGCTGTGTCGTCCTCGGTGATGGTGAAAATCGCCTGTCGGTAGCTCGCCACGCGACGAACACGGACCTGGACGCCCGTCGAGAGAGCACCGCCGTCGTTGCCGTTGGTGAGCAGGACGCCATCGCTGGCCGTCCGCGGAGGGCTGCTCAGGAAGTCCTGCTCCGTCCAGGCGGGGTTCCGCCCGGCGTGCAGTTCGCCGATGAGGTTCGCGAGTTCGTGGCCGGAGAGACGGGGCATGTCTAGACCTTCCCGAGGAGTTCGACGACGAAGTTCTCAGCGATGACGAGGTTCCCCGGGTCCACTACACCAGACACCCGAACGTCGATGTCGATGTCGTCGGTGGTGTCCACCACGGCGAGCGTCTTGCCCGCACCGCTGGCGGTGTACGTGGGGCCTGCGGGCTGCTCGTACACACCTTGCCAGGACGAATGGCAGTTCACAGAGCCGCCCAAAGCAGGCGTCTCGATCTGAAAGTCCACGGTGACGTTGTCGGTGATGGCTGCACCTGCGGGCTTGTCCACCGTCGCGATGACCTGGCCGTCGAACTCCACCGTAAGCGTCATCGCCGTAGGTACCGCAACACCGGAGCAGGAGATCGTGGCCCGACCCCGGAGCACCTTGTCGTCCAGCGTGTCCGCAGGGACCGTGTAGGACATCAGCGTCAGAGGGCTGGCCGAGATAGCCGTACTACCTCCGTTGTGTTCCTTGTGGAGCACCCTATGCCGGTCTGCCACCAGGTACACGAACCAGTCGTAGATGCTCTTGAACAGCCAGTTCCACCAGGTGTTCGGCACCGATTGGACCTCCAGGAAACCGTCGTCCTTGGTCGCCTGGGGGATGCCGGCAGGATCAACGGGCTGGTTGGTGCCGTTGACGTCGACTTCTGGAAGGTATGCGGGTGCAGACATAAGCGTCCCGATTCTACAGCAAGAACCGCTGTACTGCTAGATTTCCCTGGCGAATGGACCACCGAACACACCGCGCGCGCAGGACGCGGGAGGTGCGAAGCCGCCCTCTACGATCTCCACGTACCGAGCGTCACGACCCGAGGGGGTGCACAGACCCATGATGCGGCGGACACGCAACCGGCGAGCCTCATTCATCGGAGCCTCGCGAGTGACCTGGATCTGAAAACCACCCGGCGGGAGGAGCATCTGCTCCAGGCATAGGGTTGGTTGGCAAGCCTCCTTGAGCACCGCCATGATCGAGTCGATGTCCCCCTTGCAGGAGTTCGCCAAGATGCGAGCTTGGATGATGGGTCGGTAGTCCGCGTCCGAAGCGAGGGACCCTCGGTGCTCGTCGACCAGGAGGCCCCAGCGGTCCAGGGTCTTGCCCGTGGCGAGGGGGAGGATGGACCCCACCAGAGCACCCCAGAGGATGTCCTCGGCGTCCTGGATGCCACCCCCGAGACTCCGCATGAGCCGCTTCACGTGGGTCTTGTCGCGCAGGTAGCCCGGCAGCCGGCTGATGGCGAGCCCCCGGTGGTCCCCCTCGTAGTCGAAGGCGACCTCCTGGTGGGCTCCCTGCGCAGCCAGGTCCCATCGGGTGGGGCCAACCACGCTACACCACCGTCACAGTGCCGAGGGTCAAGAAGCCGTCGATGTCCGGGTCGTAGGGGAAGCTCTCCGGCCCGGCGTCGATGAGGAGCGTGCCGAAGGACAGTCCGTCGATGCCGGGGATGCCCTGGGTGGCCAGCATGAGGTCGTACTCCCGGAGGGTCTGCCCCAGCTCCATCTCGTCGAAGAAGTCCGACATGGCGTCCTCGATGGCCTGCTCGACGTCCGCCAGCTCGTAACCGGTCTCCCGGGTCACGGTGACCGTGAAGTCAGCTTCCAGGGAGACGCTGGTGTGCCAGTTGACCTCGTGCTTGGTGATGCCGCCCACGTCCGTCACGAACCGCTGCACGTCGGAGGGGCCGGCAACGAACATCGTCTCGGTACCCGCGGCGAGCTTCAGGTGGATCGTCTTGGCGACCTCGTCATTCTGGTCGGAGGCCAGGGTGTCCGGGTGGACGAAGATCCACACCGAGTTACCCTCCAGCGTCCAGCCCGTCACCACCTCCTGCTTGGCGTTCGAGTTGTTCTCCAGGATGACCACGCTCTCCACGTAGTCCAGGTCCAGCAAGGATGCCCGAATCGCGGACGTGCTAGCACTGCCGGATGCCTGGAGGGACGCCCGGCGCCGGGCGCGGATGGACGCATCGCTCTCCCGCTTCACACCCGGGGTGGCGGCCAGCCCGTTGGTCACGATCGACCAGCCGGGAATCGCCGTCACGATCTTGTCGATGTCCCCTGGCTCCGCGGTGATAGCTCCGCGCGACTGGGACTCCCCCGTCACGGTCACCGAGATGCCGGACAGCGTGACATCGCTGGTGGTCACCCACCGAGAATCTCCATCAGGGCCACCTCCCTCTACGATGGAGCCCTCGGGGATGACCGTACCAGAGACGCCACTGAGGATCAGAGCTACCGTCGACTTGGTAGCCGGCTTCGGCTCCAGGCCCGTCATGTACGCCGCATCTTCGAGCTGCTTGCCGATGGCGGCCTCGACGTTGGTGCCGTCGTACATCGCCTGGAGGAGGTCGTACATCTCACCAACCTGGGTTGCCAGGATGGTGGCGAAGATCATCACGACCTGGTCGTCGGTACGAGTGCGGTCCACCGTCAGGCCGGTGAGTGCCTCGTACTCGTCGATCATCGAGTCCAGGATCTCGGACCCTGTGGGCAGGGTGAGACCGTGTTCTGCAAGCCCCATGGTTACCTCAGTGTGGCGGTGATCGAGCTACCGAGACGTCGGTACCGAACGTGGAAGGAAGTGTTCCCGTGGCGCCCGGGGGCGACTGCTGTGTACCCTAGCTCCACCACCTCGCGCTCGTGGAGAAGCTCGATGTCGATCGTCATCGTGCGGTCATCAGGGGTCACCCGGACGTCCAGCACCGACGAGACGCCAGGGGTCGTCGCCAGGATGGCCCGGACGCGCTGGGCCACCAGGCTAGGGGGGAGCGGCTTGATTCGCACCCACTGAGGCCACGGCAGCCCCGCAGTAGGGTCGGCGAACCACTCCCCCCGGTGGAGTTGGAGCCGGTTGCTCACACGTTGGGCCAGGGCGTCCAACCCCGTCACCAGGCTGGTGAACTCAGGGAGGTCGCCGTCAGGCCCGAGCGCGATGTCGCTTGTGGTGGATACAGGCACCCACGGAGACTAGCACATTGACGCCTCTTCGACACCTCGGTAATATGTTCCCATGATTTGTGCACTGACCGGCCAGCCGCTACCCGAACGCACCGAAGGTACCCGTGGGCGACCACGGAAGTACATCAGCGACGATGCACGCCTCGTGGCGAACCGGCTCAGTGAGGTGGAGGTGTTGCTCCGTCGCGTCCGCGATGACATGCGGTTCACCGAGGAGGCTGCGGAGGCTTTCGAGGACTGGATGGCGGACCTGGCGGCTCTTCCCCGCTAGACGTCGATGATCTCGTCGTCCCCGCCGGCCAAGATACTGAGCTGCTCCGGGGACATGCCACGGAGGTCGACCTGGTTCAGGGAGCCGATCTGCACGTTCGTCACGTTGACGTCGGTCTTGTTCTTCATCATCCCCACACCGAGCTGACCCAACTTCACGAGGTCGTTCGTGTCGAGGTAGGTGTCCCCCGACAGCCGGTCTAGAGCCTGGCGGCCCGCCTGGATGGCGATGTGGTTGCCCAGCTCCTCGGCGGTGATCGGCACGAAGTTCCGACGGGTGAGCACCTCGCGCCACCACACCTTCCGGGTCAGAGCTAGAATCTTGGACGTTGGCAAGCCGCTCGCACGGCTCGCCTCGTGGACGCTACCCCCCGAATCGATGAAGGCCTCCAGAGCCGTCTGGTCCTCTGGTCCGGGCTTGTACGGCGCCGGTGCCTGGATCTCATCCCGAGGCTCGGGGAAGTCCGAATCCGACAAGCGGAGGTCGTCAAGCTGGTAGTTGCTCATTCGACCTGCACCTTCGAGGAGGCGGTGGAGATGTCGCCGATAGCACCGGCAGGTAGGGAGGCTACACCCGTTGCCACGGTCACCGCGTCGGTCCACACGGTGAATGCCGCGTTGGGGGACACGTCGTCATTGAGCCGAGCTGCACCAGCCGTCGCGCCCTCTCCCAGCTTGATGAGGTCCGACTCGATGACGTAGCCAGTATCCCGGGCTGAGGCGGGCACCGACTGCGACCACGAAAACGGCAGGACCACCCCGTCCGCCAGGCTATGCCGGCGCGCGGTGTTCGCCCGGTTGATGTCTGCACCCTCCTCCACGGCGGTCTCGATGTCCCGCTCGGCGAAGAGGATCAACACCTCGTCACCAGCGGCGAGAGGAAAGTACACCGACGCGGCGCCGACCTTGGGATACATCACGGGGAGGTCCGGCAGGACCACCTGCTCGTACTCCTCCCACACGCCCTCTTCGGTGCGTCGGCGTGCCCTCACTGCGATGCGGATGTCCGCCCGGGGGATCGCCTCGCCAGACTCCCGGAACGCCAGCACCTTGCCGATGGTCATCGTCCCCAGGGTCGCCAGCCGGCCGAGGATACCCTCGTCGATGACGTCCACCAAGGTGGGGTCGGCGTCGCTATGTGGCATACGCCACCCCCTTCACGTTGACATAGAAGGACGAGCTGAAGTTATCTCCGGCGAAAGCGGCCTCCACGACCTTGAACCAGCCGGTGATGTACTTCGACTCCACTTTCACCACCTTACCAACCCGAACCGAGGGGTCAAGGAGCCCCTTGAAACGGATCCCTCCGCCCTCCACAGGCTCCGGGGAGCCTACGAGGTTGCCGAGGTCGCTGGAGAAGACCGGTCCCTCCTCGGGCGTCTTAGAGGCCTTGTCGAGGATGTGCACGTTCCCATCCCGGATGAACCAGGCCACCGACGGACCCATGGCGTCCACCAGCTCGTCCAGGGCCCGCCTGGCGGTGCCGCTGAAGACGTAGCGCCGGGGGAAGGTGACGGAGGTCAGCTCGACGTGCCCCTCGCCGAGGCCCGACTGCGCCAGGATGTGGTTCAGAACCTCGCGTTCGGTGGTCTTGCCGCTGAGGCTGACCTCCAAGCGACCGAAGTCGTAGGCGCGGCCCCCGTCACGGATCGTGACCTTGGTCACGACGTCACCACCCTGCTTGTGCCTCACCAGGGTCCCCGCCACCGGGTTGCCGCTGAACACCTGGCGGACACCCCCGCTGGCGTGCCCGGCGCGAATCGTGACCAGGTTGGTGGTCTTCGTGAACACGCCCACCGACTCAGGGCTCAGGTTGTACACCGAGACCTGGCACTCGGCCGGTCGGGACTGGTCCCCCGCTCGCGTAGTGAACGCGACATGAAGACCCAGACCCCCGCCGTCCGGGTTGCCAAACACACTACCAGTCTCCCCGGGCGGTCCGGCGCGGACCTGGACGATCCGCTGAAAAGCCCGTGTCACGAGTTCGTCACCAGGAGGTCGTAGTCGGTGGCGGCGGTAGCCAGAACCAGATCCCACTCGCCGCGGGTCAGGTAGCCCACGTTGATGCCGCCAGGCTGTCCGAGATCCTCTCGGGCGTACTCGTCCTGACCGTACCCGAACAGCACACCACCCGCGACACCCTCGTCGTCCCAACGGTTCATGTCTGGCACGATGGCGGAGCCCGCCGCAACACGGGCACCCGCCGCAACACCCGTGCCGTCAACGAGAGTGATGTCGAGGTACCACGCTCTGGCTCTCTCACGCCAGATAGCGCGGATGCGGTACTGGCGGCTTTCCAAGGACACGATCTGCGTGTGCTTCGGGAGCAGGGGGTTGAAGTTGAGCCGCAACATCAGTCACCCCCCGTGATGAAGCTCAACACCGCATCCGGCACGATGTCGGCCAGGCCCGCGTCCCGCAGCTTCTTCTCCACCGAGACGTCTCGCCGACCCACGGGGTTCACAGTGCCGCTCTCGGCTTCCGGGTCTTCGTCTGTGATGGTGCCCGGCACCCTCCGGTGGGGCGGGATCCGTGCGCTGCCAGTCTCCACAATGCGGGGCTCGACGAACGACAAGGTGAAGGGTGAGGAGCGGACGATGCTCCACTCGTGGGGGTACTGTGTCAGGAGCATGTCTGTGTAGATGAAGCGCCCCTCGGTGCTCACCACGTCCACCAGTTTGCCCTCAACACTACGGAGGAAGTCGATGGTGGCATGCACCCGGTCGATCCCCGTCTTGCCCACCAGCACGTCGGCGTTGCCCACGTTGGCGTACTCACTGAAGCTCCTGTTGGCCTGTCGGGTGGTCGCCGCTTCGGACACGCGACAAGCTAGTACCACCGTAGCGTTGGAGGGCTCCGCGTTGTCGGTGGTGGGGGTACCACTCTCCATAGGGTGCTTCGCGACCGTGACGGACCGAGACACAGACGCCGTAGTGACCGCACCTAGCGGCAGTACACCAACCTCCGGGTCGATAACGAGGATCATCCTTCGCGCCCTCCCGTGAGCCCCTGGAATGCCGACTTGAGGGACTGGAGCATCGGCACGGGGGCCTGGTCGTTGATGAAGGTGGCGTTGATGGTACTGTTCGACGTGCTGCTCGACGGGCTACCACCCATCGACGCTGCGTGGGCTGCGGCGGCCTCCGCGTACCGCTGCTCGTTTTTTTCGCGGGCGTTGGCGCGGTAAATCGGCTCCAGTACGAGGCCGAGATAGCGACCAGAACCCATACGGCTCGCGAACTCCCGGGGGCTGAACAGCATCGACGTGAAGGCGACAGCGGACCGCATGGCGTCGACCATCTCCCAGATAGTTGGCAGGTGCTTCCCCAACACAGCCCCGAAATCCCCGAACTTGTCGGCCAGACCCACCACGATATCCTGCACCAACTGCCCAGCATCCGCCGACCGGAGGAACATGTCCAGCCAGTCACCCAAGGCCGACTCGCCGCCGCGCATGAACGTGATCCAGTCCTCGATGCGGACGGTGAACGCGGCTATCATGGCCATCACAGCCGCGATCGGCCCGGCCTTGCCGCCCAAGAACTTCAGCGTGGGGATGAGGCCCTTCTTATCCGCGATAAATTTCATCACGGTGGCGAACCCTTCGGCGAGCCTACCCGTGACCATGTACGCACCCATGGCGATGAGCCCCGTGCTGAACGCGGCGAGACCCCACCCAGCGAGCTGGAACACACGACCCCAATCGCTGAACTGGTTGACACCGCGATCCACGCGGTCGAACAGGTACACCAAGGTGTCTACGCCCTCGACGAGACGGTCCACCCACCAGTCCATCCGCTGGAGGATGATCTTCCGGTTCCCCAACCACCAGCGGAACATGCCCGCCGCGACGTCGGAAAGCACCGGCAGTAGCCGGGCCGACATGTCGTTGCGGATGCCCGCGATGGCGAGCTTGACCTTGATCATCTCGTCGTTGAACTTCTGAGCGGCCTCGGTGAGGTCCACCCCGATGACCGCGCCCGTCTGCTTCGCGATGCGGCGGAAAAGCTGGAATCTCTCGATGTCCCCAAACAGCGGTAGGCTCTTGGCCCCTGCACGGCCGAAAATCTGCGCCGCCAGGTTGCCCCGCTTGAACTCCGAGAACTTCGTCAGCCGCTTCGACACCTCCAGAAGGAGCTTATCGGTGTCGGCCAGCGGGCCGTTGATCATGTCGGCCGAGATGCCCATCTCGGTGAAGGCGTCGACAGCCTGCCCCTTGCCTCGAACAAAATCCCCGGCGTTGTCCACCATGCGGCGGATCGCAGTCCGTACCTGGCCGAACTTCACACCGGCGAGGTCCGACGCGATGTGCACCTCTTGGAACGCCTGCGCGTTCATGCCGAGCTGCTCACTGAGGACCTTGGCCTCGTCGGCAGCGTCCGCGGTCTTCTTGATCATCCGGTCGTAGATGAAGTGCCCAGCCAGGGCGGTGCCTGCGACCGTCGGCAGGAAGGCGAAGCCGATGTTCCGCCGAAGGGCCCGCATACGCCGACCGTGGTTGCGCATGCGGCGCTCCATCGCCTTCATGTTCCGGGCGAGGAGGCGTCGGCGGGCGAGCAGGGCTCGGTCGAAATCGCGCGTGGCCTTCTTGCCGATTCGATCGGCGGCGAGGCGGCGAGCGCGGATCTCCGCGATCTCGTCCAGGGTTTCCTTGTGGACCTGGTTGCGGCGCCGTCGCTGGGCCTGCTTCTCCTGACGATGGCGCTCGTCGATGACCTTCTTGCGCTTGGCTCGCAGCTTCGCAATGCGCTCGTTCTCGATGCGCCGAAGCTCGTTGAAGTGCATGTCCAGCTCGGCCTCGGTCTTCTTCTCCGAGATGTTCTGGATGCGTGCCATCTGCCGGAAGTGGTCCCGGAGTTCAGCCTCTTGCTTTCGGTTGCTGTCCTTCTGCCGACCCTCGACGACCTTGGCAGTTTCCTTCACCGCCTGCTTGATGTACCGTCGGTACTCCTTGTCGATCGTCTCCAGGCTCTCCTTCAGGACGGCCTCGATCTGCTCCAGCTTGTCCGCGCGCTTGACGAGCGCGCGCTCCTCGTTCTTGAGCTGCTTCAAGCCCTCCTTGGACTTGACAATCAGCTCAACAACGGTTACGAGCCTGCGCAAGTCGCTGGAGTTAGCCATCGGCCTATCCTACCCTCTCGGCCGCTTGTTGTCCCGGCTTGCTTCGCGCTGGGTGCTGGGTGCGCTCTTGCAGTGCCTCGATAGCGTCGAGCGCGACGAGGTCGAGGTAGAAGTAGGGTGTGGGTCGTTTCATGTGCTCCTCCACCGGCCGCCGCGTCTGCTCTGCGAAAGCTAGCCGATGGAACACCCAGTTCACGCCGAGGTCCGCAGCTCGGGACACCTCGGTGGCGGGGCTTGTCGCGGGACCTACTCGGTCTCGGACAAGGTACCGAGCAAAGGGATGAAGCGGTTCCCCTCGATCACCTTCCACAGAGCCAGGTACATCTCGCCGTAGTTGCCCTGGTACGCCTTGGCGAATGTCAGGCCCTCCTTGAGCCGTGCACCGTCTCGGTAGGTGTGGGACAGGACGCGCTTCGTCAGGTCCGCCACCGCCTTGCCGGACAGCGACCGAAGGGCTCCGACGGCGCCTGCGAGGTCCAGGCTCCCCAGCACGCTCTCCAGCTCGTCCTCCTCAGACCCACCAGCTCGGACAGCGGTCTTGACGACGTCCTGGACGCCGCCGAGAGCCTTGAGGAGGGGCTCGCCGAGAACGCTGATCAGCTCGAAGCTCAGTTCGAGCCCGATGTCGGCGGGGTGGAGATGGGCGGTGTAGGTGTGGGCGACGCCAGCGGCGTCGTTCAGCTCAAACTCGATCTTGTGATCCACAGGTGGCTCCGGGGGCTGTGGGTTAGCTCAGGCTAGAGGTTCTCCGCCATGTTCATGCCGTAGTTCACGAACGCCATGCGGAACTCGACCGTACCGCTCTGCTGCCCAAAGTCAGCCAGGGGCTTGTTCAGGAAGAAGACGTTGGGTGCGACGATGAACGACCCGTTGATGGGGTCCGCTGCCTCACCTGAGAGGTCCGGGTGGGCGTTGCCGAGCCGGAGGTCGGACTCGGCCGACTTGCGGATCTCGTTCAGCGTCTGAGCCCCTGCGGAGGCTGCGCGGAACGTCGCCGTGACGATCGCGACGCGGCTGGCGTTGTACTCGAAGGTGCCACCGCCGTCCATGCCCTCGATGTACTCGGAGGTCCCCTCTTGCTCGATGGTAATGCCCTCGTTGGCGAAACCGTCGAGAAGGGTACCGTCGATGACGAGGACGATAGCTTCGGGATTGTAGGTGCTCGGGGTCTGAACAGGCATGCTAGCTCCGGGCTACGAGACGACTTCGGTCGTCGCGAGGTAGGCCTCAAAGGTGAAGGTGACCGCGGAGATGCCGACCTGGGCCTCCACATCCACCCGAAGGCGCCGGGCGGTGCGGTCCGCGTCCGTGATGGTCGGGTAGGTCACGACGACCTGGCCGGGCGTGAAGTGACCGACGTTCTCGCCGGTGGCCAGAACATCCCGGAAGGAGGCACCGACCTGACGCTGGCCGGCGGCCGACACCAGGACCTTGCGGTTGGCCTGGTGCTCGCGCTGGATGAGCGTCTGGATGCGCTCTTCGATGCGCGCCTTCAGCCAGGCTGCCGTCAGGTTCTCGTACACCGGACGGCCGTCGAAGCTCACCATCGGGTGCAGCCACGTGTCCGTGCTGCCCCAGGTTCCGAGGACGCCGAAGTTGTTGCTGATGGCGTTGGTGCGCTCCGTCGCGGTCAGGAAGGTCGCGTAGTCCCCCACACCCTTCAGATCCCCCTCGCCGGGGTTGCTGTAAAGGTCCGGGTCGGGCGTGAGCCACTGAACCATCGCCGCGACGTCCTCCCAATCCGAGTCGGTGTCGTGAAGACAGCCGCCCACCTGCGTGTACTCCTCCATGTCCGCCATCGCCGTAGGGAACGTGTCCGCCGCGGCAGTGATCTCCGCATCCGAACTCTGGAGGTAGAGGAAGTGGTCGGTGGCCTCGATGGTGACGCCGAGCGCCTCCTGCGTCGCACCGGTGCGGCTGTCCATGCAGAAGCCGTAGAGGTCGCCCTGGACGCCCGCCTCGTCGAGGAGGAGGTTGTAGGCGGAGGTGTAGGTCTCGGCGCCCCCCGTGTCCACGCGGCAGACGCGGAACTTTGAGGGTGCGGGGTCCAGCGTGAAGGCGGTCGTGCACGCGGCCATGACCTCGGCGCTGATGTAGCCCGCGTCACGGGCCGTCTGGGCCTCATCAACGTCAGCGAAGTCGATGTAGCGGTCGCCATCCAGCCCGTTGCCAGTACCCTGGGCCTCGTCGACCATCAGCGTGACGGTGCCGAATCCGGCGCCGGGCGTCGCCAACGCCTGGAGGGTGACGTTGACGGTGACGTTCGAGACATGCGAAGAGGAGGCCATGTGGTGTCTTCCTTAGACCGTGGTATCCACGACGATGTTCACAACGAGCGGATCCGTCTCTGGGTCAAGCTCGTACAGCGTTGCGTCCACTTCAGCCGTATCCGCGGCAGGCGCATTCGCCAGGGCGATTGTACCCGAAGTCACGCGGTATGTGTAGGGGAACTCTAGCACAAAGTGAGGCTCCAGGTTGGCGTTCTCCATCCTGGGTACCTGGCGAATGCCCGAGGTGGGGGCCAGTACGGTGATGCCCGCCTCATGGTTGAGGAGCTGGGCGTCGGGGTGCTTGAGCGACCAGGTGAGGTTCTGGAGCCACACGTCAGTGCCGGCGCCGTAGCCGTGGATCTGCACCGTGCCGCTCCGGACACCGCGGATCTCGATGGCGACGTTGTCGTCATCGTCCAGGCTGTGGATGACCTCGTCGTGTTGATCTACGAGCCCGTGGCTGCTCTGGTAGAGCACGATGTACTCGTCCGAGGGTCGGCCTCCGCCGTCGTAGGCGGGGATGACCTTGTCGGTCGCCAGAGTCGACCCCAGGTCGGCGTAGGTCCGCACCCAGGTGTGGAGGGCCTCGTAGGTGGTGTCGCGGGTGCTCATGCCTGGAGGCCGATCTCAACCCGCTTCACGAGGGTCTCGTAGTGGGGGAGCACCGACCGAACCTTTACCTGCTCGACCACGAGGTAAGTCTTGTCGTCGATGGTGATGACGTCCCCAGGCACACCCGCGGTCTCGTCCTCCACCTGCAACGCGGTGATGGTGTCCACGTACCAGGCGTCCCGGGTCTTGTGGCCCTCCATCACCTTCTCCAGGCGCCAGCCCGAAGGCCGCTGCACCGAGGCACGAATGGTGAACGTGGAGTCCACAGCCGGCGTCGAGGCCCGCCCGTAGGCGTCTCGGGTCTGGGCACTGTAGCGGTCGACGCTGAGGGTGTCGGAAAACAGCACCTAGCCGCCCACCTTCGCGAATCGCCCGAGCTTGTCCTTGAGGAAGGCCGTCCCCGACTTGCCACGCTGAGGCTTGAAGTCCACGTCCACGAAGCCCTCCAGGGCTTTGAGGAGCTGGCCGGTCTCCTTCCAGGCGATGTCGTGATCCTTTCGCTCGATGGTCCGGGGGTGCAGCGGCACGCTGCCCGCCTCGCCGAACACCTGGGATCGCTGCACCGCCTTGACGTCCTGCACCATCATCTCAGCCACCACCTGGAGCGCGGAGCGGAGAGCGGCCTCTGACCCACCCTTGCGTCGGTACGAGGCGAAAGCCGCCTCGACCATGTCGAGGTACTTGTCCTTGTTCTCGTCCATAGCGGGCGTGAAGATGGGACGTGCGGGAATGTTCCTGTCCGCGTCCCCGAACTCGTTGATCATCATGAGACTGGCGGTGGTGTGCGGGGGGTCCTTCTTGGCCGCTCGGGGACCCTCGTGCTCCTCGTCCCGAACACCGGTGGCGACCGTGGCCCCTGCGAAGCCCTCGATAGCTGCGATGGCTCGGTCGAAGCCCTCCCAGTCGCCGCTCATCTCGAAGGTGACAGGCACGGCTAGGTCCGGGACGGGGTGATGATCGCAGGCCCTCGGGTGTAGCTCCGAAGGCGCAGAAGCTCCAGCCCGTATCGGGTCTGCTGGAGGCCGGCGTCACCGGTGCCTCCGCTACCGCTCGGGGCGTTGAACCGGATGGACCAGTTCCGGGCCCGCTTCTCAGCCACGGAGCCGCCCGCTGAGGCGCCCCCGGCGTCCGCGCTACCCGGGCCCATGCTGTACTTGTGCGCGGCCAGGAGGGCGACCGCCTGGACGTACAGGTTGCCCCACCGGGTGGTGTTCACCTCGACGACAGCCAGGGCGATCCACGCCTCCAACGTGGCGTAGGGGTCACCCTCCGCCAGAGGCGTCACGAACGCAGGGTCCCCCGCAACGAGGGTCTGCATCGTGGAGAGGAACGCCGAGGCTGCCATGAGGGGCTCCTAGTAGGCCTTGGAGACGGTGAGTTCGCCGTTGTCGATCATGCTCGCGATGGCCGCCTGGTGGTGGTCGCAGATGCGGTCCCACTTGACGACCGAGAAGCGGAGCACCGGGCTGGGGTTGTCTTCGCGGCCACGGTCCGCGGGGTCGCCCCACTCGAAGCTCTCGTAGCGCTCCGCGCCTTTGGCGCCATCCGCGATGACCTCCTTGGGGATCTCCAAGGTGATGGGTCCGCGACTCCGATTCTCGACGACGATGCTTCCGGTCTTCATTTGGTGGCTCCGACCGCCAACAGTGGCGGGCACCCTACTCTACAACGAGAAACGCCCCGGGCGCAAGGCCCGAGGCGTTCTCGCAGGTGCGGAGCCACTCGCACGCCGCGTGAGTTAGCGGCGAGGGCTAGGTGCCCTAGTAGTCGACCGTGGCCCAGATGAGCGCGGAGCGGAGGACGTCGGGCATCCGAGTACCGCCGAAGCTCTGGTAGGCCGCCTGGCTTCGGGTGAAGCCGTAGTTGGTCGTCTGGACCGGCATCATGGTGAAGCCGACCGGGGACACGATCTGCGGACCCTTGGTGCCCTTGGGCACGATGAGGACGCCGTCCTCGCCGCCGGGGCCGCGACCCTGGAGGTGAGGGGCCTCTTCGATCGAGCTGATCGAGGGCTGACCGGCCAGGAACCGCTCCTTGAGCGTCTTCTGGCTGTCCGGGTGCTCCTGCTGGGCCATCAGGCGGTGCAGGCGCGGCGAGCAGATGAACCGGAGGTTCGCGCTCATGCCCGGGTTGCGGTCCAGGATCTCGTTGACCATGTTGTTGAGCGCGTCCAGGGCCGTCTGGAAGTCGGCCGCGGTCGTGATCGACTCGAAGGTCGTGGAGATCAGCCGCTTGCGCAGCCAGGGGTAGTTGAGGATGCCGTTGATCTTGTGAGCCGCGGAGCCGTTCCAGGCCAACTGCTCGTCGAACTCGGCCATCGCCTCGCGCATCTCGCGCATCTTCTCGGCGGCCTCGGCGATGCCCGCGAAGGCGTCGCTCTGGGCGCTGAAGAAGTCCATCTCCATGCCGATGACTGCGTGCTTGACGAACGCGGTCTCCTCGTCACGGCCGATGCCCACCAGGGGGACCTCCATGCCGGCACGGTAGAACTTGGCCTCACCCGAGCCCTCGATCCGGCGGATCGTGTAGCTCTTGGCGCCGGCCGGGACCCGGCGGTCCGCGGCGAAGAGCCGACGAGCCGAGAAGATCGGCCCCTCCTCGCGCATCACCTCGGCGTAGATGTACTCCAGCTCGCGAGCCAGGGCGATGGTCGCCGAGGGGTTCGCGGCGTCGATACGGTCCGAGCCGATGTTCAGGCTGGCGTCGTCCAGGCGGACGTCGTCGGCAACACCGGCACGGGCCTTGATGACTTGCCGGAGCGCGGCGTCCATCTTGGAGACGCCCTCGGCACCGAGGTACCTCTCGGCGGCGCAATGCGCCATGTTGCGGAGACCGAGGAAGCTCAGACCGCCCGCGTTGTCCATGCGGCTGAGGCTGGCGACCGACCGGACATCCGCAACGCCGCGGAGGTCCTTCTCGGCCTCAACGAGGTCGCGCCCGGCACGGAGTGCCTCGGCGGACTTGACGGGATCGATGAATTCCATGGAAGATGTCCTGTTCTTGGGGGTCTGGGCCTACTTGAGGCGGAGCAGAGCGATGGTCTCGTTGTCCAGGGAGCGGCCCGCCTTGATCCACTCCGCCTTGGACAGCGGCAGCGGAACACGGTCAGTGCCGGCAGCGTTGTAGAACAGGCCTTCGCCGGTCGAGAGGTCAACCCAGACCTGGTCACCGCGGGAGACGCTGTCGTCGTTCTCCACCCAGACCTCGCCGCGCTCGGCGACGAGCATCGTGGCGTTGGCCGAGTAGGACCCGACGGTGTCGTTGTCGAAGTCCAGCGAGGCCTCTTCGTCGCTGACCCGGAGGGCGACGCCCGCCCAGGCACGCAGGAGGCTGGTGCTGAAGCTCTTGTTGGAAGTGACGGTGTGCGCCAGGGCTTCGTCCGTCCAGACCGTCGAGCTGAACTCGACGCCCTCGATGTCGGCCGTGAAGATCAGGGTGGTGTCCGTGTTGGTCACGACCACGTAGTCGTCCAGGCCCAGGTCCGCGAGGGCCTGGTTGAGCGCGGCGTCCAGGAGGTCGATGTCGTCCGCGACCGTGCCGGTTGCCGTGACGGTGACCGCGACAGCATCGTCCAGACCCTTGACCTGGACGGTGGCGCCGAAGAGGGACGCAGCAGCGGCCTCCGCAGGCGTCCAGGTGTCGACCTGAGCGGTGAAGGCGCCGGTCTCGGCCAGCGAGGCCGACTCCAGCGTGTCCTCGACGTCGGTGACCGACCCCGTGGGGTAGCCCGCGCTCACCAGAGCCCGACCGAACTCGACCGCGTCGGCGTCAGCCGCGGAGGTCGTGGTCGCCGTGGTCAGCTTGGCGTCCGAGTCGGTCAGCGTGAAGGTGTAGCCCGGGAGGCGTCCCGTCAGCGTCACCGTGTCGGTGGCCGCCGAAGCGGTCACGAAGCCGTAGATGGCACCGAGGTCGTTGATGAACGCCTCCAGTGCCGAGGCCACGCCGTCCTCGTCGGTGTCGCTGTCCTCGGTGTAGGTGTACTCGACACCGTTGAACGAGAACACGTAGTCGGCAGCCGCGGAGTACGAGTCGACCACGATGGTCGAAATCTGGGCCGCCTGCGGGTCCAGGTTCACGTAGTTCCGGTCGAGCTTGTCGACCTCGGAGTGACGCTGGCCGATGTACGCCTGGAGCTTGCGGTCTCGGACCGTGAGCTGGTGGACCTTCGGGGAAGCGGTGGGACGGGTCATTTGGCTGTCTCCAGTTCAGGTTCCGCTACTTGCGGACGTTCCGGGAATCGTAGCGGTTCAGGAGGTTGGTGAGTCCGGGCATCGTCTCGGGCTTGCCGTCGAAACGGAACGCCTCGACGTCGTCAGCACCCTCACCATCATCGTTGCTCTCGTCGTCGCCGTCCTGGCGCTGCTCGGGAGCCTTGTAGCCAGCCTTGAAGGTGGCCCAGGTGAACTTGACCGCGGCAGCCGCGTCGATGCCGTCCACGTGCGGGACCTCGACGTCAGCCGCCTCCAGGATCGCAGCCTTCAGCTCGTCGTTGTCGAGCTTGACCGTCTCCTCGGCGTCGAGCCCCTGCTCGTTCGCCATCGAATCCAGCGTGGTACGCTCGGTACGCTCGTCGATCGCAGCGGCCTTCACGTCTTCGTCGCTCGGGAGCGCGTCGTACTTGGCAGCCTTGACGAGGAGTTCCGAACCCTCCTGAACCAGGCGCTCGGCATCGGTCTTGTCGAATCCGTACTCGACCAGGGCCTCGATGGCGTCCATCTTCACGTCCTTCTTGTCTTCGATGACTTCGTCAGTGACTTCAGCCGCGCCGTCCATCCGAAGGTGGGCGGAGGCACCGCCGCGCCCCTGATCGACAAGGGCGAGGTGATTGTACACCCTATTCACCTGAATTGCATCGTACTTTCCGAAAATCGGATGCTCGCCGCTCTCCCACCGGATGTCGCACCGGTAGCCGGGACTCAGCTCGCGCTTGCCCGCCTCGACATCGTCGATGGCGTCCTGATGTTGGATCGTCATCGTGAACCGGGGCCGCCCGTCGTCGGAGACCTCCACGACCTCGCCCGTGCTGCCCACTGCGAGGTCCTGCACGTTCTCGCGCGTCACCATGTCTGGGTAGGCGTGAGGGTCCGGGTGGTTGTTCGTGATGGGCTTCAGGCGGAGCGTGTCCAGGCTTGATCGCGAGCTGAGGGTGTCTTCCGGCACCAGCTCGCGGCGCTTCGAGCCGTCCTGGTTCTGGTAGACGTAGATCCCCGGACGCGCGATGTAGCCGTCGAGTACGAGGTAGCCCTCGTCGGTGCGCTTCGCGGGGCGAAGCTCGCCGCGGTCGAAACGGAAGACGTTTTTGCTGGTCTTGGGCACGATGGGCTCGATTCTACCCGGTCACCGGAGGCCGCGTCAACACTAGTCCGCGTTCTTGCCGAGGAGCGTGCCCTCTGCGGGCTCGGCGGGCTCGACCTCGTCCACGAGGGTTGGGTCGATGGTGAACGCCTCGCCGAGACCCCCCATGAACGCCTCCACTTGCTCCCTCGGCAGGTTCGTGGTGGCGATGATGTACTCCGTGATGTTCAGGTTCGGCAACCGCTCTGCGGCGGCCTGGAGCATCAGCTCCATGCCGGCCTGGATCTGCGTGCCGTCCAGTGCCCGGCTCGGGTCACCAGGGACAGGGGTGCCCTGCGGTATGGGCCGGATACCGGTGTCGCCGTCCTTGCCGAAGCGGCTCTCCCGAATGTGCTCGGGCGGGAGGATGCCCTCCTGTCGGTAGATGCGGTCGGTTCGGGCGTTGATCTCCCGGACCTCTGCCCGCTCCTTCTCCGTCAGGGTGCCGAGCGGTCGGAAGGTGATCGTCCAGGTCCCCTCGAAGCCGAACACCGCCGCGTACACCGCGTAGATCTTCAGGAGCACCGGCTTGAGGTGGGTGACCTGAACCTGCGACACCTCGCGGTCCCAGGCTCGCCGCCCTGCCTCCCCGTCAGTGTTCAGGCCGCCAGGTGTCGCGCCGAAGCCGACCACCTCCGGCATGCCCGTCACCGCGGCCCAAGTGCTCTTGGCTGCACCCTTGAGGTCCTTAGCCCCGGTGGTCACCGCGGCGCGGCTCTGGTACTCGTCGTCCTCGGCCAGCATGATGACGTTCAGGAGGCCCTTCGCGGCCGTCAGGGCCCGCAGGCGCTCCCGGAACACCTCGCTCAAGGTCGAGGCCTCCACGCCCTCCAGGCCGCCGATCTTAATGACGTCCTGCTTCATCTCCTGAGCCAGCACCGCGAGGCCCTGGTCCGTCTGGCGCATGTCCTTCAGCGGATCCCAGGTCGAGTCGAGGTAGCTGTCGTCCTTGCCGCCGTTCAAGTGCCGGAGACGCTCACCCAGCTCGCGGCCGGGGATGTACAGGCACCGGCTGTGGTGCACCTTCCGCAACCGGTTGTTCGCATCTCCTGCCTTGCTGGTGACGATGCCGCTCACTGCGGGGTTGATTTCCCACATTTTCGGCTTTCGCCAGTTCGGGTCCCGGTAGTCCGTCTCGTACTCCGCGACCTCGAACTCCTGCGTGTCGAAGACGTGAAGGGCCTTCACCTCAGACACCTTGCTCATGTCCAGAGGGAGGTGTAGGGAGCGCTTGTCGTCCGTCACGATGAGCACCAGGCTGGCGCCGTCCTTGAGGGCCACCTTGAAGGCCCGGCGGATGGTGTCCGCGACACCGTCCTCGACCCCCTTGAAGGCCTCCACGGTGTCCAGGCCGCTCTTGATGTCCCACCCGGTGAGCGTGGCCTCGTTCGCCAACCGCTCGAACCACTTGACGACGTAGCCGTCGTAGCGACCGAGGACGTCCTTCTCCGTGTCGTCCAGGGGCATCCGCGACGTGTCGACAGCGACCTGGTTGCCCTTGTCGGCACTGCCGCCGAGGCCCGTCATCACGTTCACCACGCTGTCCGCGCGCTTGAACAACTCGCCAACCGCTCGATCAATCACGCTCATGGGAACTACGCCTCGTACCAGTCGCCCTGTTCCCAGCAACCCCACAGCACAACGGCAGGGCACGGTCCCAGGGGGGTGATGAACGACCACATTACCAGATGACTGTACTCCGCGGTAGTGCTGAAAGCCTGGCCGGCAACCGGAACGTTGGCGATGAGGATGTCCGGATCCGCGGTCGGGAAGGTGCAATCCGGGGGGAGTTCGTCATCCACACGAACAGTGTACCCTCCCCGGACAGTGACCACCACCTAGATCAACCAGAGGAGGAGCTGGAGGGCCAACACCGAGCTGCTGACGAGCCCCCCGACGACGTTGATGCTGATGCCCAGGTTCACCATGCGCACCGCGTCGTGGTGGTCCCGGTCGATCCAGAAGCCGCCCATGGCCCCCAGGAGCAACACCGCCAGCACCACACCCGCCGAGGCGATGCTGCTCACCGCCCAGCCGAAGCACCAGGTGTTGATGGCCACCAGGGCGATGTGGCACGCACCCACGATCCCCAGAATCCCCAGGTGCTTCATGAACATCTCGTCGTAGTCATCCATTCAAGGTCTCCAGTAGCGTTCGGGGAGCAGAATCACCGCAGCCCCGATGAGTAGCAGCGTGGTGAGGTCGCGCAGGTTCACAACATCTCCCCATGTTCAAATCGACCATGTTTTTGTGTCGACCTGATTACCTTCCCACGTAATCACGTGCCCGTCAAGTGCGCCTACAGGAAACCGGGGATTCGCACCCCTCGCCGGGCGTCGTCGGCCAGCTTCTTGAGGGCTGCCCACCGCTTCTTCTCTCGGTCCCTGGGGTCCTCCGCGGGCGTGTTCTCCGTCCAGTAGATGCATCCCATGGACACCGCGTCGACCTGGTCGTCTCGTCGCCCCCCGGGGAACCGCGAGCACTCCATGACGAAGGGGTCGATCCACGACGTGTGTCGGTTCGCCTCGGTGCCCCGGATGAGGGGGTTGCCTGCGGGGAGCCAGACGTTCCCTCGACGCGCCAGGGAGGCGAAGACGCCCGCTCGGACCGTCTTGCTACCGCGGGGGTCGTAGGGCTCGATGCCTGTGATCTGGTTGCTCAGGCGGTTGATGAGTGCTGCACCGTTTGCCTTCTCCTCGATGAGGATCGTGCGCACCCGAGGCCACTTCTTCTTCATCGCGAGGATCGCCTCCTCCGTCTCCGTGAAGCTCATCCGCTCGGCCACCATGTCCAACACGAACAGCCAGCCCCGAGCCTGAGCCTCCCAAGGCCTGCCCATCACGCACACCGCCACGTTCGACGCGGTGGCGCTCTTCGACCCGAAGGTCGCGTCCACCGTCATCAGAAGCTCCAGGTCCTTCAGCGGCTTCCCGTCGGGCGCCGCGATGCCCGCTGTGCCGGCCGCCACAAGGAACGGGTCGTCTGGGTACCTGCGTGCGCGCGTAAGGGCCTCGTTCAACATGCCACCCTTGCCGGGCAACGGGTTCTGCTGGTGCTGGGCGTTGAACTGCTCGTGCCCCAGCTCGTCCTCCTCGATGGCCGTGAGCACCGACTCCGGGAACATCGTGAGGAACAGCGGCGCACCGATGACGTCGTCCGGCTGGGGCGCGTGCGTGCCCGACCGGGCACCGATGTACCCGGTGTAGGGGTTGTCGTCGGGCACGTCGGCGCCCGATCGCATGGCGGTGTAGGCGGCGTGCCTGGGGTCGAGGTCCATGTTCGGCGCTTCGTCCGGCTGGAGGTCCTCGTCCGGGACGTAGCGGGAGCGGAAGCTCACCGTCCGCCAGCCCTTCCGGGTCATCGCGCCCGCCGGGTCGTTGATGTGGAGCCGCTGCATGATGATGACGCAGTAGTGCCGGCCTGGCCGCTTGTCGTTGAGCCTTGACATTAGCGTTTTGTCAATGACGTCTGTCACCGCCTCGCACCGCTCGGCTACCCGCTCGTGGTCCACCTGGCCGTGCTCCAAGACGTCCTTCACGTCGACCGGGTCGTCGAGGGTCCAGCCGTAGCCGCGCTCACCGATGATGCGGGAGCCGATCGCCTTCGCCTCCCGGTAGCCGCCCACGGTGGTGCCGAAGCTCGCCTTCGCGTCCTTCTTCGTGTCGATCTGCCAACCCTTCACGCGAGCCGCGAGGTTGATGTACGCACCGAGGGTGGCCCGCTTGACGTGGGACTTGATCTGCTTCGTCCGTGGCTGGGGTACGCCGTCCTCCGGCTCCGCGGTCAGACGAGGCTCCAAGTCCAGCCACCTCCGCTTCCGGTTCATGTACTCCCGCGAAATGAGACCCTTGTACCAGGATGAGTCCAGAATCGTCCGCATCTTCATCGAGTCGCGGGTCGCCAACGTGTCGGAACCCGCAATGCTGAGAAGACGGTGCCCCGGCTCGTGCAACCACACCCAGCTCGGCCAGAACACGCTCACCATCAGGGACTTCATGTGCCCGGGTGGAATGTTGATGACCAGCTTGCTGTTCCGCCACAGTGGCTCGGGTCGGTAGGCCTCCGGTACCCAGGCCCGCCAGGTCTCCTCCACCAACGCCACGCCCCCCGCGGGTACGGCGGACTGGGTGGTGCTATGTGCTCGGGCTTCGTCCGCGGTCGCGTAGGCGTGTCCCGGCCGGTGGCCCTCGTGCGGCTCCTCGGGGGCCCAGCCGAGCGGGGGCTCGGTTGCCCTCACCCCCGGGTAGACGAGCTGCAACTCCGAGGCCAAGGCGTCAATGTGCCAGTTCTCGTTCAGGTCTACGCCAGGCTCGACAAGCTGCCAGGCAAGACGCACAAAACGACCCAGACTGTCCAAGGCCCACTGCTGCCTCGCGGCAGCCTGGAGGACCTGTTTCTCCCGGGTACTCAGGTTCCCGGGCACCAGGTTATCAGGGCGCACACCCGAGATCGCAACCGTGTGGGACACGCTCGACGCCGGCTGGGCCGTTCGCGTGCTAGCCACCCGAGGCGGGTTGCGGAACCCTGGAGGTAGCACGCCGGCCCGTGAGGGCTGGAGGGTGGTCGTCGGAGCGGTCGAGGCGGCAGAGGTGGCAGAGGCGGCAGAGGCGGTCGAGGCGGCAGTGCGGTCAGAGTGGCTCATTCGTGGAGGGTACCACGAGTTGCTCAAGGCGCGAGCGGCTTGGTAGGGTGCGGTGGGGTGCTAGTTCCGTGTTCGTTACTAAAACACGGCTTTAGTTAAGTGTCGGCTAGGTAGGGGTGTCGGGCTGGTTGGCTGGTGGGCTGGCGCAGTGTAGTGACAGTGTAGGGACAACGTGGGATATCCCTATGTTGAACTTTCATTTTCAAAATTTTGATTTAGGGGTTGGGCGGGGCGCCCTACCGGGCCCCGGGGTGCCCGGGTCCGATAGGGTCCTGCTAGACGTAGCTGGCGCTACCGTGCCAGGTGTGGGCGGCGTAACCCTGGATGTAGCAGCGGTCAACCAGGGAGGCGGGGCTTCGCCCGGGGTCCGTGCGCGCGGGGGTGTAGTCATCCCGCGACACTGTGCACACACCGTAGATGGCTCGCCCCGCGTCGTGGAACAGCACGTCGCCCGACTCCAACTCCACCCATCGGAGCGCGTGCGTCTGACCGTGCGCGCCTCGCATGCACCCGAGCCGTCGAATGGTGCCCGCAAGGGGCGTGGTTGCGTAGTAGTTGAGGTCTCGGACGGGGTAATCGGTGCTCATGTTATTCCCTTTCAGTGTGGGGCATCGCCCCGGTGGAGTACCCATTATACACGGCACGGGCCCGGTAGGTGGTTAGCCTACCGGGCCGTGTTGTGCCCTGGTGGGGTCCTGCGAGTTGGCACGCTTCGTGCTAGAGCAAGCCCTTACCCAGGTCCACGGTGATGAGGTAGACCTGGATATTGACCAGCGTATCGAACGGCGTGCCGTTGCGCCGGTTCGGACTCGCCAAGGAGCGGCAGGCGTCCTCCTCGCAGTCGTGCAGGCGTTCGTCCGTGTAGGTGTCACCCGTCTCCAGGTCGCGGTGGGTGGAGATGCTGAGGTAGCGGCTAATGGTACTCATGAGTCGAGCCTTTCAGTGTGGGGGCAGTGCCCCCGTGGAGTACCCATTATACACAGCACGGGCCCGGCAGGTGGTTAGCCTACCGGGCCCTTATGTGTCCGGTCGATTCGAGCCGGGGACGGTCAGGCCTGCCTCCAGATGTTGCCGCACTCCCCCCGACAGAGGACCTCATCGAGTACTACCTCGACTGTCCCGTTCCGGCACAGCGGGCACTCCTCCCATGCGCCCCACACGCCGGCCTCCGCACAATCCACACACTCGTCCTCCCAGCGTCCGTGCCCCAGGGCCTTGACCTTCCCACACACACTACACTCGTCCTCCTCCTCATCGTAAGCGTCCGGTCCGGGGTCGATGTCTTGGTAGTCGCTCATGGTCTCAAGCCTTTCAGTGTGGGGGCAGTGCCCCCGTGGAGTACCCATTATACACGGCACGGGCCCGATAGGTGGTTAGCCTATCGGGCCGATTTGTGCCCTGGTGGGGTCCTTGCTAGCGGCCCGGACCGGGCCGGTTAGTCCGCCACATATCTCCGCACCTTGCGGTGTAGTCCGCAATCGAGGCGCTACGCTCCTCATCACCGGCCCCGAAGTAGTGTCCATTGTAGACGTCGACTCCGTGACGGTCGTGGTGGCCCTCCCACGTCCCAAAGCCCTTCGGAGTTTCGCCACGACACACAAACTCAACGCGGGTGCTGCTGACCTCGGTTCGCAGCGATGTCAGTCGGAATCCCAGGCCGGCGAAATGTGCGGCGACCCCATCGCGGATTACCTTTCGGTAGTCGTTGCTCATGGTCTCTAGCCTTTCAGTGTGGGGGCAGTGCCCCCGTGGAGTACCCATTATACACGGCACGGGCCCGATAGGTGGTTAGCCTATCGGCGGTCCCGGAATCCCCCGCCACTGTAGGTCACGTGGTCGCACCGTGCGTCATTCCAGCCGTCTTTGAAGTTATCTCGGATGTCCACGTCCGGGCTATCGAGATACGGATGTTCCGGCATGCTCGGCAGAGTCTCCCCGGGTCCGGGGGGCGTAAACGCGTCACCCCCCGCGCGGTAGGCTTCCACGTAGGGGCAAGGGTTGTTAGTCGGGGTGCTCATGGGTCAGACCTTTCAGTGTGGGGGCAGTGCCCCCGTGGAGTACCCATTATACACAGCACGGGCCCGGCAGGTGGTTAGCCTACCGGGCCCTTATGTGCCCGGTCCTACCAGCGGCCCGGACCGGGACCGGCGGAGAAGCGCCACGCGGTGCCGTTCGTGTCCTCGAACGACGTGAAGGACCCCGCGCCCGCGTCCGCCGGCCCGTGGCTCCCCAGGGGCACCCACCCGCGCCCACTCCCGTCAGTGTAGACCAGCGCCGCCGCGGTGCCCGGAACGTGACTGTAGATGCACTGCTGGCCCGCGGCCCGGCCTGCGACCTTCGCAGCTTCCACGGTCCATTCACCGTCTACAAGGACAAGTACTGGCTCCGACGTGCCATGCCAGACGCCCACACCACGGAAAGCGGCGGGGTTCGGGTCACCCCCCAGGGTTCCCAGGGCCTGCAATGCGTCCGCCGCTCGTTCGTTCGGGGTGCGGGTGTCATCGGGGCGGTCCGGGTTCGGGCCGAGGCCAACCACGCAAACCGGGAAGTATCGTCCATGGGTAATCGACCGCGCGGCGGACGGGCCGGGGGCAGCAGTGGTAGCAGGTGTGATCATATCAGGGCCTTTCTTTTGCGTCGCAACGTGCGACTAAGGGAACTCTAGCAGGTCCTCTAGCCTTGTACCGGGCACCGTTTCGCCCGGTCGGTTGGCACGCTACGCTCCAAAATCGTCCGCCTGTGCGTTGCGAGTATCGATACCGTGCTCCGCCAGTACCAGTGCACGGTCCCTGGGGTTGAGGTTAGCGGCGGCAGCGTCATACTCGCGCTGCGCCTTGCGCAAGGTTTCCCAGGCGCGAGTCATCCTATCGCAGGCGTTGACATAACGCCGAGTCCGGGTTTCTTGTGTGCTTTTGCTCATCGGATTGACCTTTCTTTTGCGTCGCAACGTGCGACTAAGGGAACTCTAGCAGGTCCTCTAGCCTTGTACCGGGCCGAATTGTGCCCGGTTGGTTGGCATGCTACTTGCGACGCGCGCTCGGCTTCCTGCTACCGCTCCACCTTGCCGGGGGCGGGTCACCTTCGCCGGGCCAAACAATGCGCTCGATTGCACCCATCGTGCCATGTAAGGCCAACCCTACACAAATCAGGCCGGCAAGCTGCCCTAGCGTTAAACCCACCGGGGAGACCGCCCGCCCACCGCCATTAGGGCCGCGGGCGCGAGGACCATACACCCCAGGGCCAGCGGCGCCGAACCAACGGCGCTAAGGGCGAGCAAGGGGACCGCCAGGGCCGGCGCTGAGGCTGCGAGGACCGCCAGGGCGAGTCCGGCCCGCTTGACACCGGCCGATGCGTCAGGGCGGGGCTGAGGGGCCTTGCTGGCGGTCCTAGCCT